AGGCATTCAGAACTATGGTGGGCTCCTGCTGGATTCAATCGTGGTGGGCTTAGCAAAGGTGTCTCAGGATTGCCAGTTATTGGAATCCGTGAACGATTGACACAAAAAGAGCGTGATTCATTGTATGGTGCCAATATTAACCCAATTGCATCATTTCCAAATGAAGGTATTGTAATTTTTGGTCAAAAGACATTGCAAACTTCACGCAGTGCTCTTAATAGAATTTCTATTCGTAGACTTATCAATCATGTCAAGCGTCAAATCAGTTTGATGAGTAAGAACATTCTATTTGAGCCCAATGTGCAGGCAACATGGAATCGATTCATTTCGCAAGCACAACCATTTTTGGATGAAATCAAAATTAAGTACGGTCTTGAAGATTTTCGAATCATTCTAGATGAAACAACTACAACACCAGACTTAATTGATCAAAATATTATGTATGGTAAAATTATTTTGAAGCCAACACGAACAATTGAATTTATCGCAATTGACGTATCTCTTGAAAACATTGGTGCTTCTTTTACTGATTAATTTTTATAATCCATACTATTTAAAGCAACGAGGAGAAAAATTATGTCTTTCTGGTCAGACCCAACAGTAGAACCCAAACGACAATATAGATGGATTCTATGGCTAAAGGGATTAGAACATTGGGTATGTCGCAAAGTATCCAAACCAAGTTTCGAAATTACTGAAGCTCCAATTCAATACTTGAATCACGAGTTTTATTATCCTGGTCGTATTAAGTGGCAACCCATTAACCTAACTGTTGTTGATCCTGTTCAACCAGATAGCACTGCTGTTTTAATGGAAATTCTTAAAGAATCTGGTTATTTGTACCCAACTAATGCTGCAACAACTAAAACAATTTCAAAAGTTGAAGCTACACGAGCATTAGGAACTGTTTTTATTGATCAATTGGGTCCAGGAGAACAACCAGGAAGTAATTTACATGAAGCACCAGTAATTGAACGATGGTATCTTGCAAATGCTTGGCTACAAAATGCCAAATTTGGTGAATTAGATTATGAAGCTGAACAAGCTGTAAATATTGATCTAGTTATCAGATTTGACTATGCAGAACTCAATCCAAAACGTCTTATTGGCGGAAGAGTTCAAACCGCCATGGAACGCGCCCACATTGCAGTAGCTGGTAATACAGCTAGTGGAGCCACTAGTTTAGCAGCCAATACAATTGGCAATATTTTTGGTTCTTAATTTTAAATACTAACTAACAGAGGAGAATATGAGTAGAAACGACGAACGCTTACCAACAGAGCAACCACAACAACCCGAAAAACAACATACACAATCAGCAACCTTGTTTAGCATTCCAATTCCAACGGAATTTGTATCATTGCCTTCTAAGGGCGAATTTTATCCTCCCAATCATCCTTTATATAAAAAGGAAGTTGTGGAAATAAAATATATGACTACAAAAGAAGAGGAAATTCTAAATTCTGTTTCATTACGAAAAGAAGGTATTGCACTGGAACAACTATTGACAAGTTTGATATGTGACAAAACAATTGACACGAGATCACTATTATCAGGGGATCGCAATGCAATTTTGTTGCAGGCGCGAATTTCTGGATATGGTGTTGATTATACACCTACAATACTTTGTGAAATTTGTGGCACTGCATCTGACTTTTTGTTCAATTTGCAAGAAGTAGAATATACAGGAATTATTGCTGATAATAGCATTGAAATGGAAACAACAGATGCTAATACCTTTATAACAATCCTTCCAATGACAAAAGCTAAAATAGAATTTCGTCTATTGAGCGGTTTTGATGAAAGTTTCTTAGAGCAATCTATAAAATTCAAGAAGAAACAAAAATTAATGCCAACTCCATTAGCTGATCAATTGCGCGCAATGATTGTTTCTATTAACGGAGAAACCGATGAATCTTATATCAATATGTTTATTGAGACGTTGCCAGCTTTAGATGCACATTATTTACGCAGACTTTACACTAGAGTTATGCCAAATGTTAACATAACTCGCACTTTCAAATGTGGTAACTGTCACACAGACAGAGAATTGGAGGTTCCGCTAACTGCGGAATTCTTTTGGCCTAAACAATAAATATATGGAGCTTACATATAAGAACTTTTTTATCATGAAACAATATGGAAATTGGGACTTTTTTGAAGCTTATAATCTGCCAATTAAACTACGACAATGGTTCTGTGAAGAATTAAGAGAATATTTAGAAAACAAAGACAAAAAATAATTCTTTTGGGGACACTACTCACTATTTATAATTGAACGTCAACTTATAAGGAGAAAATTCGTGTCAAAATTTAATTGGTCTCGTAACAAAATTAAGGCCGCTGTTAATTCAGGTAATCAAGAAGTTGTATTTGTTAAGGATGGAGCGCTAACAAGTTCTGTCAATTTCAAATTTGACTATACTAACAACATCCAGCAAAAAACTGGAACTGAAATAGTTACTGGTTCTTTTCATCAATCTGGTGCTTTATTTTCAGTTTTGACACCTATTTCCAATATCGGTCAAAATGAAGGTTCTATTATAAATATAACTGGAGCACTTCGGCAAACTGCTTCTATTGCTAATGTTTTTGCTGGTGGGATGGCTTATTCGTCACAAAACATTAGTACAGCAAATGTAACAGCTTCGCTGGTTACTTTTATTCAGCTTTACAAGAATACAAGTCTTGTGCCTTCTATTATGTTGCCAACTGCTGCAAGAGTTCAAGCAGGATATGTTTACAAGATTAATGATACTGCATCATTAGGCGGACATGTTATTTATCCTCAACCAACTAGTTCAGCCACTATTGATGGTTCTGCATCTTTGACATTAGGAGCTGGTTCAGGAGCACTAGAAGTAGTTTCTAATGGAACTAATTGGTTTATTACTAACGTACCAGCAGGTTAATCATGAATCCTAAAATTGTAATTGACAAAATTAGAAACCTTTCCAACCCCACCATCCTATTCATAGGTGCCAACCGTGGAGATGAGTTGTCAAATTTCGACAACTCATTCTCTAACGGAATAATGCACTTAATTGAACCAGAACCAAAATTAAAAGATACAATTTTGGGATCTGCATCCAAACTAAAAAACTTCCAATACAAATATCATACTTTCGCAATTTCTGACGAAGAAAAAGAAGTCGATTGGTTTACTTCTAGTGGCCTTTGTTCTGGTACAATATTGCAACCTGGCAATTTTCCAAATATTAAAAATAGTGGACATACAGTTCAGTGTAAATCTTTAGATCAATTTGTTGAAGAAGAAGGCATCAAACATATTGATTTAATTTGGTGCGATGCAGAGGGTTCTGAAATGGAAATATTGCGAGGTGGACAAAAAGCATTTGGAATAACCAACTTTGCATTATTAGAAATTGCGAATGCATGGTGGAAACCAAGGGACAAAGATCCAATTTCCAACAAAAAAGTATTGGAGATTCTTAAGTCTTTTTCATACAATTATGAAATTGTTTTGAAACAAAGCATAAATATCCTCATAAAAAATACAAAATTCAATTAAATTCCTAATTATTCTGGGAGATAAAAAACATGGAAACAATTACTATTGATTTGGGTGCCTCTAGAAATGGATTAATTAACGAAAGTTTCTTAAGAATGTTTGGTTGGGGCGTACAAGCTATTTTACGAAGTATGTTTGGATCTTCAACAGTTCCAGTAGTTGTAAAGGGCAGGCCGCAAGAAGTGGCAACATTTGCACGTACAATGGAACGAGAAAGGCGCTATATTGAATCTTTTAAAAAGCACGGATTAAATAATCCTAATACTACATTAAATCGACAAAAATTAGACAAGGCAGTCGCCGCCTTTGAAAAAGAAACGAATTTAATATGGCCTTTTAAATAAAACTAGCGGTATAAATTATGTCCATCCAAGAACAAATACAACGTCTCCAACTAAAAGTCAAAGCTCTGAAAATGGAGAAAGATGTTTTAGAGCAACAAGCCAAAACTAATGAAAATTTAGTTGAACTTGGACAAAAGAAACTTGAATTAGCTCAACAAGAATTAATTCTAAATAGAAAAATATTCGAAAGTGGAGATGATTTAGGTGGCAAATATGCAGAAATATACGCCCAAAATGTAAAAAATCTTAAAATTTTAGAGCTTGAAAATAAATCCATAAAAGAAGCCAACAAAGAAATGGAAAATTTGGCTTCTCATGCCAAAAGTGTAGGTGAAAATCTTAAAAATGCGTTTGGTGTTGGGGATTGGAAATCTTCTTCTATTGGAAGTTTTATTTTAGCATTTGACAAAGGTGCCAAAGGTTTTCGTCAACAATTCGCAGGTATTAAAACAGCTTCTGCAGCAATGAACGCTACTATGGATTTATCTGTTTCTTATTTGCAAAAAACATTTGAAGCAACAGTTGCATTGGCTTGGCAACAGGATGGTTTAATATCTGCAATGAATCGTTCATTGGGAACAATGGGTGAATATGATGCACAAATTTTGGCGTTAGAAAATGCGAATTATCAAGCTGGAATAGGAACTGAAAACTATACAGTAGCTTTGAGTGCTTTGCGTGATACGATGTCAGATTTTAATACAATGTCTGCTAGTACTCAAAATTCTCTTATGAACACAACTGCTCATTTGGAACGCTTGGGTATTGACAGTGCAACAACTGCACAAAATATGCAATTTTTCACAAAGACATTGGGAATGACTGGTGCAGAAGCAAATGTTGCAACATTGCAAATAACTGATTTAGCCCAAAAAACTGGTTTTTCTTTTCAACACATAGCTTCTCAATTTGCAGCATCACAAGATCAATTGGCAATGTATGGTGATAAGGCCATTGAAGTATTTAAAGATTTGGCAATTCAATCTCGTCTTACTGGAGTTGAAGTTGGTAAATTATTAGGAGTTGTGAAAGGATTTCAAACATTAGAAGGTGCTGCAAAAGCCGCTGGACGTTTGAATGCTATTTTGGGTGGTCCAATGATTAGTTCATTAGAATTGTTGAATAAATCATTTGAAAGCCCAAGAGCAGCAATAGATTATGTTACTGGAGCTGTAAAACGTGCAGGAATGGAATTTAATGAATTAGATCCGGCGCTTAAACAAGCCATTGCTAGCACTGTAGGATTTCAGTCTGTTGATGAAATGGCTAAAGTTATGAATGAAGATTCAGAAGCGGCAGGAAAATTAACCAAACAAGCCCAACGTCTTGGAATGTCAACTCAAGAATTAGAAAACATAAATAAGAAATATATGTCAACTCAAGAAGATTTGACAGCTTTAGTGCGTTCTTTTGCTATTTCTGTTCAGCCATTGTTAGTGCATTTAAAAGACTTATTAAAATATATGACAGAATTAAATAAAGCAATGGATGGTTGGGGAGCCAAAATAGCTCTTGGTGTTGTTGGTGTAAGAACTGCAATTGGATTTTTTGGTCCATTTGGTTCTGTAATTTCCAAAGTTGCCAAAGGTTTGTCAAAAACTTCTGATGCTGCAGCTGGTTTAGAAAAAACTACTGGTGGCGCTAAAGGTGCGTCAATGGCAAAAAATATGCTAGCTTTCGGTGCCGCTATTTTAATGGTTGGTGGTGGTGTATTTTTGGCAACTTATGGAATATCCAAAATGGCTGATTCTTTTGCCAAACTAAATGCACAACAATTAAGCGCCCTAAAAGATACATTATTGGGAATGGGAGTAGCAATTGGTATACTTTCAGGTATTATAATAATAGCTGGTAAGGCTAGTGAACAAGCAGCAATTGA